CAGCGGAGCCCGTAGTTCCCGCCGCACCGGTAGAGGTTCCGTCCTTCGAGGCCGAAGACGCCGAGTGGGCAGAACAAGGTATCAAGATTTTGCGCGACGCAGCCGGTAAGGCCGTCCGCTACGTACAAGAGTATCAGGTGCTCGGTGAAGACGACCGCCCTATCGGCCGCCCAACTCACTTGGAAGCACGCACGATTCCGGAACTCGTCGCGAAGCAGCGCGAGGTCCACACCCAAGCGACCCGCGCGTTCCACCGTTTGAAGCAGCAGAAGCTGACCTTCAAGCAAGGACCGAAGACGGTCCTGACTCCGGAGCAAATCACCGCAGCCGCAAAGGCCGCGTTGGAAGCGAAGGACGCTGGGAAGATCACCGAGGTTATTCACGAGGTGATTGAGAACGAGTATCAACAGCGGGAAGCTACGTTGGCCGAGAAGGAAAACTTCGAAGCCGGAAAAGCTATCTCGAACGAATTTATGCGGAACCACCTGCACGACTACAACCCGTGCGAGGCCAACCGCAAGGCGTTCGGCGAGTATTTCGCTGAACACAATCTTGAATTTACTCTCGACAACTTAGAGGCCGCATTCTTGGACCTCATCAGTCAAGAGGGCAAACTTGTGAAGGTTAAGTCCTCCACACAAACACCGGCCGTTGCGTCCGCTAATCCGGAAACAACGCCCGCTGCAGCAGCGACCGCTCAACCGGCAATCCCGGCAGCGGAACCAGCAGCCGCAGCGCCAGTAACCGCAGTCGCCCAGCCACAGGTCGTAGTCGAACCAGTGGTTGCAGCAACGGCTCCGACGCCTGTCGCGCCTAATCAGCAAACAGCGACCCGTCGACCGGGAGTGAATGGAAGTCTGCCTCCGGGCACGTTGAGCGCACAACGACCGGGAGCACCCGACCCTGCACTCGCAAGAAAAGAGTTCTTGCAATCTGTCAAGAACATGAAGCCGGACGTAATGAAGCAGAAGCTAAAGACGGACCCTCAATTCGTCAAACAGCTTGAGGCTTACGGCATTCGCGTTCGTTAAACGACAGAGAGCCCGCGCGTCGCGCGGAGCCCTAGACCAGAGTAGAAACCATGAGCGGACCAAATCCATCAGGTTCAAACGTATCAAACGTCCTAACGGCACAGGCAATCATTTTCGATAAGGAACTGATTCCGAACCTTAAGGGCAACACCAACGCATTCGTTGGAGCGGCAGAACGCCGCGTTCAAGGCCTTCACATGGGCGTGAACCGCACGTTCTTCCAGTACAACACTCTTTCGGGAGACGTTGTACAGAACAGTGACGGCACCGTGGGCAACCCGGAAGTCATCACTCAGTTGTCGTCACCGGCACAGATCGGTGAATGGAACAACTACGCTAACTTCTCTAGCTTCGCAATCGCGGCAGCTATTGATGAGTTGGTGGGCAACAGCGCAGTCGAACTAGGCTACCAAGCCGGTCAGTCGATCAGCGAGTTGTACTCGGCAGTTGCAGACAGCGCTAGCTCGGTTGACTCTCAGGTTAACCAGTCTTCGTTGCTTGCATCGCCGTTCACGCTCGACTTGGGCACCATCCGTGAATTGAAGCAGCAGCTTGTTTCAAAGAACGTGTTGCCTTGCAAGCGTGGAATGTTCTTGGGCGCAATCAGCCCGAACGTGTTGGGCGACATCTACAACGCAACGACTGTGAACAACAGCATCGTTGATTTGTGGAAGTACGAAAACATGGAGAAGTACGATGCAATGGCAGGCTCAGACCAGAACAAGGTAATCGTTCTGCCGGGCACCAACATCGGCTTCATGCAGACCCCGTTCGTAACCACGACCGCGAACTACAGCGGCTCTGGTAAGATCGGATACCGTACCTACGTGTTCGGTAACTACGCCATGATCGGCGTGTGGCTGCAGGTTCCGGGCGACACCGACCTTGACGAAGGCGACTGGAAGACGATTGATTGCCGCGTTGTAACAGACGCTCCGGCATCGAGCTTCGACCCAGTTTCGACCATCGGCGGCTGGTGCTCGTACAAGTTCCACCAAACTGTGACTTTGCCACCGGCAACGGGCGTGAACACACAGCGTATCCGCTACATCGACAGCGTTCCGGCCATCCAGTAACAACTGGCTGCCAAATTCGAGGGGGAGAGTCGATGCTCTCCCCTTCACTTCCAATATAAAGGACAATACCCAATGAGCATTATCCATCAGCCAGATCAGCCGTTTATCAAGGGCCTCGACCAAGACGTTATCAAAGAACGCCACGACATCGACGCCACGCATGAAGCCGTTCAGCAAATGCTGGCGGGCGGCACTCCGAACTGGGTGAAATGGCCGCATGAATACAAGGCGATGGCGAAAGAATCTTTTGCATCCCACAAAGAAGATTCGAACAAGATGGCCGCGCAGTACAAGTGGGACGACCAAGACGGCCTCACGAATAAGGCCGCGCGTCAAGTCAACAGACTGACGACCAGAGAATTTCTAAAGAAGTTAGCCGACAACGGCATCAAGGCGTCCATCTTCGACAACGGATGGATTGGCCCCGGCGGCATCCCGACGGTAGCGCTCTTCTGTGTTCCTCCGAACAACACGAAGAAGCTACGCCCGGTCTGCTATTTGGATGTACCGACCATGTGGGAGTGGAGTGTCCTGAAACTGGACAGCCACGGAATCCCTTCCGGCGAAGAGTCGCGTGGATGGCGCACGGTCGCAATCCAGCTTGTCGAGAAAGAAATCATCACAGAAGCGCAGTGCCACAAGATTTTCGGCGTACCATCGCCGAATGAAATCTCCGCCAGATATTTCCGCTCGTTGTGGGAGAAGAGAAACGGTAAACGTTTCGGCTCCATAGATGAGCAGGATAATCTCGGACTGTAGTAAAATTGCCTGACCCCGGGCTTGTACAGGGCGGTTGAAGATGTTCTGCCAACCTTAAAGGTGTACCAGATGGCTAACCAGAAGCAGCAAGCGCCGACGGAAGTCGACGTAAACTCGGTCCTAGCAGAAGCGGCGAAGACCGGCAACCTCTCCGAGGCTAAGTTCATGGCCTTGTTGAGTATCATGATGGCGAAGGAAGCACGCATCGCGGAGAAGGAAGCCGCGCTGGAAGTTGCTCTCCAAGCGAAGGACGCTCAGCGCAAGAAAGAGTCTGAGAACTTCACCATCGCAAAGATTGAAACCCAAAAAGCCTGCAAGCACTTGAAGGGCGGCAAGGGCCGTACTCGTGGTCAGCAGCGCGACCCGGCGGTTTATGCACACACCTTCACCGATGGCACCCTTGTCATTAAGTGCCAGTTGTGCCAAGCACGCTGGCTACAGGGCGACACAGACGAGTACTTGACCCGTAACGGAAGCAAGATTCCGAACTGGACAGGAATCGGCTGGCGTCGAGCGCAGGAACTCGCAGAAGACAGCAGCAACAAGTCGTCGTCTTCGGAGCGTTTCGCGCGCAACCAGATCACAGGCACTGTACCGAAGAGTCCGGAAGGCTTGGATATTCCGAACCTACAGTTGTAATTTCTCCTACACCGTGGGGCGGCGGTTCCGCCCCCTCCTCTTTTTCAGGGAAAAGATGACCACAGCCAACAACTTCCAGATTACCAAATCCCACCAAAGCGACTGCACCCCTACTCATTTTAGCGCACCCACTTCTCTGCGCGGAGATTTTTAATGACAAACACTATGGACCCGGAGTAAACTAGATGGCATTCACGATTGTAGGTTCTCCAGCGACTTCCATCACTTCGACTCTCGTTCAGTCAAATACTGCGAAGAACTCTCTTGTGATCGGCATCCGAGCGAACGGCAGCACCCCTGCCACATCTATTACTGACACACAGAAGAACCTTTGGAAGCAGATGGGTTTTGTCAAGAACAACGCATCGTACATCCAGTTGTTCTTCTGCCAGAGTTGTGCTGGTGGTGCTAACACTATCACGATCAACGGTACCATCACAAACTATCAGTGGGCCCATGTCGAAGTAGCCAACGATGTTGCTGGTGTCACAGTCATGGACTCGGGGCACGCAACCAAGATTCTATCTGGCACTGGCACGAACTTCACAACTCAGCCGACCCGTTTAACAGACACCGATTTGGTGTTTGGTCTTGTTGCAAACGAGACGGCAAACGGCTTAACCGTCAGCAACCTCGGGTCATTTACTCAGGCAGCTTTAGTGAGCGGTAACGCTGGTTTGTATTACATCTTAGGTGATACAAACTCCACCGAAACATTCAGCGGTACCTACAGTTCCGCCGTGTCTTGGGAAGCGCTAGTTGTCGCATTTAAGCGTGTACCTACACCGCAGGCTGCGGGCGTGTGGGTTGACCGAGGAGTTGTGGTCACCCCAGTCGCCAGCGACCAGCCCGGTCAGCCTAACGTGTTCTATGAAACTGGGGCGGTGATATTAAGTCCGAACGCTGATGGGAAAATTTTCAAGATGCTGTTCGGTAGTACGAACGGTATGTGTTACGCGGAGT